CATGCTGTACTATTCCATACTGTTAAAGCCAGCTGAGCAAATCCATTAGCTAAAATATTGCCTACTTTATTACCAGTATCAGTAAATACTGCTCCTTGTGCTGATGCAGTATCTATATTTATATAGTTATCAAAGGTCCATTGACCAGTTATAGTTTCATTAGCTGAAGCTGATAATCCAGTACTTACTGTAGCCCAACTAACATCAGTTCCATTAGTTGTTAGATACTTTCCACTATTACCAGTTTGAGTGGGTAATAGAGCAGTTCTAGCTCCTTGAGCAGTAGTAGATCCTGTACCACCATTAGCTATTGCTATAGTAGTACCTGTCCATGTGCCAGTAGTTATAGTACCTACAGTAGTAATGCTTGTTGAACCATTACCAGCTAAGTGAGTGTAATTTAGGTTTGATCCGCTTACACTGAAGCTTCCGGCATTGGCTCTTCCATTAACGTCTACTCCATAGTTAGTAGTTTTTATTCTTTCGACATTATCTTCATAAAGTCTTACTGAACCGTTAACTTCGCATAAAACTGCATTTTCCCAAGCTGTGCCATTCCATACACTTAGTCCTCCGCTAGTAGTTGCTCCTGCTATAAGAGCTAATACAGCTGCACCAGTATATTGACACTCTATATAGGTATTATTAAATATAGTTTTATTAGGAGATGTAGCATTAAATGTCCATGTACCGGTTATGGTTTCATTAGCTGAAGCTGATAATCCGCCAGGTAAAGCAGTCCATGATCCTCCACCATCTAGATAGTATCCTGCTTGAGGTGTTCCACTACCTAAATAAGCAACTGCTATATCACTTCCTGTCCATGTACCAGTAGTTATAGTACCTACAGTGGTAATATTTGTTGAACCATTTCCAGCTAAGTGACTGTAATTTAATGCTGAACCATTTACATTGTAACCAGTTGTAGCATTTAAAGTTCCAGTAACTGTTACCCCAGTACTAGAAGTTTCTAATTTTAATGCATTATTATGGTATAAAGCAACACTACCATCAGGGGTAGCAAGTATAGCATTTTCCCATGTTGTACTATTCCATACCTGTAAGGCTAATTGAGCGAGTCCATTAGCTGAAATATTACCTACTTTATTACCAGTATCAGTAAATACTGCTCCTTGTGCTGATGCAGTATCTATATTTATATAGTTATCAAAAGTCCATTGACCAGTTATAGTTTCATTAGCTGAAGCCGATAATCCAGCACTTATAGTCTGCCAACTATCATCATCTCTCAGGAACTTAGTCCCATTAGGAGTACCTGTAATGTCTAAATCGGAAGGCTTCAACAGACTTCCATTTAGTCTATAATCTCCAGTAATATCTACATCACCAGTTGCTTTTACACCTGTATTAGTAGTTTCGAATTTATCATTACCGCCGTAACGTAAAAGTACTTTTCCAGTTACTGTAGATATGGAAATATGAGTAATTATACTGGCAAGATTACCAGACTGTATAGCAAATACTCCACCCAATCCGTCGCTGTATTGGAGTCTTGCTCCAACCGTTGGGGTAGTAGGGTCTACTAGCTCTAAATATACATCTTCAGCAGAAGCTTGTATATTGCCGGTTGTTTTTATACCGGTAGACGTAGTCTCTAATTTAACATTCCCATTATGCCTTATAGTAACTACTCCTGTAGAAGCAGTCATAGTCATATGAGTAGTAAAAGTACTTCCTATAGTTCCAGTCTGAAGTCCAAATGTGCCACCAAATTGATCAGTGTATTGAATTCTAGCGGCAATAGTAGGAGTATTAGTATCTACCAGATCTATATAAACATCATTTTCTTTTACTACTAGATGTCCTGCTGTTTCTAAACCAGTACTTGTAGTTTTTACTCTAAGAGAATCGTTATAATATAACTCAGTTCCGCCGTCTACTGCTGCTATAAAAGCTTTTTTCCACTGGCTACTAGACCAATATTCTATTTCTACTGCGCTAGTGCTTAAATCAGTTCCAAATCTGCTCTTATCGCTGCCATTTACTTGGGTGATAAACCCACCAACATGTCCTCCAGTTGAAGGAGTATCTGCATAGACTGCAGAAGTATCAAATATTTTTGGAGGTAATAATGTCCAAGTACTGCCGCTTACACTATCATATGTAATGTTATCCCAGAAAATATTATTTGCTGAGACATTGTCAACCGCAGTTCCTGTTAAATCCATGAAAGCAAAATTAGTTATAGTAATTTTGCCTCCGCTGGTATTGACATCCATTCCAGTAGCAGTATTTCTAATACCACCACCGAGAAACTGCACGCTTCCAGCATCTATTTGAACACCCTTACCATTTACACCATTAGTTTGTTGAGCCCATGCCATGTACTCTGAAACAGTTAATGTTTGAGTATCAGGAATGTTTACAAGTAAACCAATACTTTGAGCCGCAGCCTGGCATCCGATAAGCCTATTATCTTCTCCTCCACCATTTATATTTTGATCTACTCTAAAGCCAATGGCAGAATTAGTAATTCCACCAGGATAGTCTGCTCCACACCCTATTAAAGTACAAGAATTAACACCAGATAAGTGAAAACCTACTTGATAGCCGTAAGAGAAACAGTTAGTAATTTTCCCCCAGTCGACCGTATCTCCAAAGTAAAAAGCCGTACCGTTTCTTGTTAAGTCAGCAGCTACTCCAGATAAGGAACTATGGGGCCAACAGTGTACATTTGTTAACCTAGGAATATCATAACTTCTAGTTATGTGTACTCCATTTCTACAATCAATACCTACATTTTCTACAACAGTATATTCGGTTGATGAACCTCCCGTACCTGTACCCGCTGCAGATATAGCATATAAAAATCCAGCAATTAAAGCATATCCTATATAATTACCGTTTCTACCCGGCTCTATAGTAATAGCAGTATCTGTCCATGCGTCAGCTACAGCTTTTGTAATATTTACGGAAAAATCAACGCCAGACTTAAAAATAGCTATATTTTTAATATGTGCGTCGCTCTCTAAATAAATAGTATTGCCAGCGGTTAGTAGAAGTGCGGATATTTCAGTGAAATATGCAGTAGCCTCTCTAGGATGTACAAATTCTAAGGGTCCTACAAAAGTTATATGCTTTTTAACGGAGAAAGAGTTAGTAGTATATCTTCCGGGACGGCATCTTACAGTTCCGCCAAGTGCTCCTAAAGAGTCTATGGCATTTTGAATAGCGGTTGCATTGGCGCTCGCGCTATTAGCCGGATCCGCGCCGAAGTCCTCTATCCAAACTTCTCCTCCTAAAGATCCACTTATATCCCCAGTAACTATTAAATCACCGGTAATAGTGGTTACGTTATCAGCTATAGCTACAACATCATCCCACTGTGAACCACTATCTGTACTTATCTGTATTCTTAAAGAATTAGTACCGTCTGAGTCTCCCCAAATCCTATACTGTTCTGTTGTATCTCCAGTATTTATGAATTTAAGTAATGGAGATCCATATTCTAATACTTGTTCCCCATAAAGAACAGAGCCCCAGCTCATAGTCTCAAATACTGTTTGGTCTCCCGAACCGGTATACCTATTTACCTTTATGCCTTGATTTGTAGTTTCCAATGCCGCACTAGAATTATAATCCGGACCAATTATATCCGTTGTATCATTCCAAATAAGCCTTGTTGAGCCCGAGCCCGCTACAAATACAATACCATTTCTCCAGTCAGTACCATCATTAGTAGTATACTGTAAAGAAGTGGCAGTAAAAACACTAGAGTTAGCATTTATTCTAAACTTTAAATTAGTATTATTAGTATCTGTCATATATAGATATGGAACAGCACCAATAATTTCTATCTGATCATTAAATGTATATCTATCTGTGGAGTATAATCCACCTAATGTGCTTGAAAATTCCCAAGTAGATCCATTATATACATAAGTTTCTTTATATCCTGCTGGAGTATCGTATAAATGAACCCAAATATCTCCTGGAATAAATCCTTCAGGAGGGGCTGGTGGCCCTATTAAAGCTGGCGGATTAGGAGGACCTGTAGTAGTAAAAGTTCTATTTTCTCTTGCTACTTCATTTATTTCTCCCTTCAATAATTCATACTCGTCCCAATAGTCTGTCCATTTTTGGGTATATTCTGAAGCAGTTATATCGGATGTAATAGTTAAATCATTGAGTAATCCGGTAGTTACATTATTTAAATAGTCGTCTAATGCATTGTAAGCAGCAGTATACGCCGTACTGTCAATTCCAAAAGAGGTGGCCGCACTTATGAGAGTAGGATATTCAACTACAATACCATCCCAAAAAACTTTTGCCTGCTTTTTCTCTACAGGAGTAAGTTTATTATCTGCCGCCTGTTCTTCTATAGTTTGTGTAGCAGCTGCTACTTCTTCTGCGGTAGCTCCTCCAACACTGGCTGTATTCATAGCGACATTAGAAGCTACTGTGCCTCTGCGTCCGCAAGCAAAATAATCTATTGCAAAAGAATCCGCTGCAGTGGCCCCAAGTATAAACTTATATCCTATTATATAACTATTTACATAGTCATTGCCACCAGCAGTAAGATTAGTCATATCTACAGTATAAATTACTGAATCACCATCTAATGTGGGATCTGTAGTAATTTGTACCATATAAGAATCTGAATAACCATGACCAGCAGTTCTATATTGCAGCTTTCCTACCCAACCAGTACCGGCAGTTCTTTTTATTTTAAATTGAATACTATCTGCTACATTTCCTTCTATACCATTAGGAAAGAAGAAAAATGCAGCATTATCTCTATCAAGTACTAATGCTCCATTAGCTCCAGTACAATCTAAAGTTGCCCATTGAGAGCCTTCACTTACATCAGGGTGTGAAAACGTAGCATTTTCACCTACTCCCCACACAGTGGATGGAATCCAAGAGTAAGTAGTTTGACTTGTATCGTGGAAATCCCAATTTGATACAGCAGTAAATTGAGAATACTTGGTTATATCAGCACCAGGAGGCGGCTTTTCGCCTTGAATAGCCTCATAATTAGTACCTGAACCCGTTATATCTACTATTTCTATATAGTCTAAATCTACATACTGCCCTATTGCATTTACAAACTGAAACTTAAGAGCAGTTATTTGATTATTAATCCAAGCATTAGCGTCGTCTGGCTGCATTCTGAAATCTATCATAATGCTAGCAAAACTCTCTACGCTAGGCGGAGATTTATTTAGAAATGCCGATTTAGCTTCCGTATAGGTATCATCTGCTACAGTTTTGTAATATAATTTACCTACCCAATTAGATGGAACATATACTACATCTCCAGGAGGTGGACGTCTTACCCCTATTCGAATACCATCATATTGACTACCATCTAACGGTAGTGCAGAAGGAAATATGTATTCAATCGTAGGAGTAGTAGAAGTACTTTCTAATCTTATTACACCAGACTGTGGAGAAGTAATAGTATTCCCAGTATTAGTCCAGCCTCCTAAATCTCCTCCTATGAAATCCCATAGTTTATAGCTAGAATAAGTAAATTTATCGTACTCATTCCACCCAAAGAAATTATTCGGTACTATACCGTTAGCTCCAATAGCTAATAAATCTACATCCCATTCTCCATTTTGTCCTGCCGTAGAGTCGGGAAAAACTACTTCTAAACCATCAATCCATTTACCTACCCAGGTTCCGCTATTAGTAGTAGACATATCTACTATAATAACTCTAAAATCATCTGAAATAGTATTTGGTAAATACTTTAATGTATCAGTAAAATCCTGATCCATTGTGGTACCATATTGTGTAGGATACGTTCTCCAACGTAAGGCTACTTGCCCACTTACATCATTATTACTTCCTTTTCTAATTTTTAACATTATCAAAGGAGTGGGGGTACCGTTGGTTCTACCAAAAAGTTTGAATATATTTACTTGCTGTATTCTTGGCTTTACTACTGCTTGAGAAGGGTTCCCATAAGCAAAAGTAGAGTAATATCCATCAACAGTATCTAAAGTATAAGTAGGGTTGGGCCCTGAATCTTTTAGAGGGATCCAACCTTCCAAATCTCCTGCAGGTTGAATAAGTTGCATTTCCCATAAATATAAGTGAGCAAAATATTCTTCTTGAGGTACATCTGGACCTATAGCCGGACCTATCTTTCCTATAGAGACATAGTCTATATCAAATGAGTCACTAGGGCTAGTAGATAGCTCTATTTGTAGAGCATCTATTTCATTATCTATCCAGAAAGTAGGTGACCCATCAGTTAGTTGAGCCATATCAAATTCTAGAGTATACCAGGTATTTAAATCTCCTGGATGAGCTATACTTAAGAAATTTGTACCATCAACACCCGTAGTTCCATCAATAGAAAACTTTATTTTCCCGGCCCAGTTAGCTACAGTGCCTGTAGTCTGTCGTAATCTTATTTGAATGGTATCATATATACCGCCATTTATAGCGCCTACTTTAAAGGGTTCAGGACTCTTAAATCCTATTGGATTGCTTCCATTAGTTCCACCAGTTCCACTTAAAGTTATATAAGTGCTTCCTTGAGCAGATCCAGTATTAGGAAGAACGGTCCAGTTTTCTATAGATCCATTGTACTCCCAAGTAACGTAGCCAGAATAGTTTTCACTAGGTCCGGCAGAGGTTGTTGCAGTACCTACTGATACCCAATCATTGACCAAGTTTTTCCATAGAGGATTTACTGCACGAATATAATAAGTATATTCTGTTTTATTTTCCAACCCTGTGTGTATATAAACATCACCAGTTGTAATTGTAACTTGTCTGGCATTACCAACTTTGCTTACTTGATTTCCAAGTAAATCTAATTCTACTCCAGCTAAATTATCTACTTCTACGTCTATTGTAGTAGTATTGATCTCATCCCAAGAAATTGCCTTTGCACAGTAGTAACCGTCTCCAGGTAACCCAAGTCTTATATATTCAGCAGATAGATCAAATGAAGTAGGACTACCATCATTTGTTACTAATCTAATTATATTAGTATCTTCATTAATAGAAGTTACTTTTAATACAACACTAACAGTTGTATCGGTACCATCTCTCCATATTTCATAATGAGCTAATTTGCCCGAAGGGGGAGGAGTCCAATACATTGCAATTTGCTTAAATCCGGGATATATACCGTCTATGGTAGGATTTTCCGGAGCAATAGGTGCCGTACCTAATTCATATGTTATAGAATCTGCACCTGTCTCTGCCGCTCTTCCAAACACGTTAACAGGTATAATTCTAAAAATGTAGGTACCTACTCTTAAATTTGTGAGAGAAACACTTAGACTTCCAACATTGGATCTAAGTAGTTCAAATTCTCCACCATTATGAGAGATATAAATATGATACTTATCCCCATTAACGTATCCAGGACAGGTCCAAGATACGTTAGCATAAACTCTCCAATTATAAATATCTCCTGATCTATTATCTTCATATCCCCAAGAATCTAGAGTGACCGAAGTAGGTAAAGCAGGATATAAATAAGCAGCAGTATCTTTAGGCAACTCAAGAATATATCCATTATCCGCCTGATCGTATTTAGTTGTTTCATGCTCTAAAGCAGTTATTTCATAAGTAACACCATCATCTTGTTCTACTACAGATAATACTCTGAAAGCTTTTCGAGTATCTTCATCAGAAGTAATATACCAAATATTACCTGGTGCTGGATCGGTAGTCCAAGGTTGTGTTATAGTAATAGTAGTTTTTAGGTCAGTTGGACCTGAGCTATTACTAGATGCCGCTATTTGATAAGCATAATTTTTTGGCATAATAGTAGTTTGAGTGGAACCATTGGGAAGAGTATAAGTATACTCTTCATTTACCACTACTACTAAATATCTATTAGTTAACGTAGGATCTATGTACGTAGGGGCATCTAACTGTATCCAGTCTGCTGCCGCGCTTACAGTTCTTCCGCCTGCGCGTACTTGTTGGCGGAAAGAATCTTTAATTAAAATAACCTGACCTGGAGTTACAGTTGCGCCTTCCAAACCAGTTTTAAATACTACGGTTTCTGTCTCGAATTTTTCAGTAATTAAAGTAAGTAATCCTACTCTATGGGCTTGTCCTTTGGAAGTACACCCAACTGCTTCAATTTCTAGTTCTCTATATCCATATCGTAGAACCGAATCGGGATCTTCTACATATTCTACCTTTTCTGCATAAAAATCAGCTGGATCTTTCCATTTTACTAATGCGACAGAGTGTCTAGCTTTAATGCTAGATCCACTATAAGTAAATATACCGCCTTCTATATTAGTGTTATTAAATGAATGTGTCCACCAAGTCGGAGCATCCTGTAACGCAGTTAACTTATTCTGATGATAGAATATAATACCTCTAAAAATGGTAGCCATTCTTTGGAGAACATTATATGCTTCTTCTCTATCAGTTATTAAAAGGTTACAAGTATATCTAGGTTCATATCCCCCGTATCCATCATCTACTCCTACGAAAGCACCGTTACCATCTACAGCATCACAGTACCTTCCTATTGTATATAGAGTCCATTTATCTATTAAAGTAGGATCTAAGAAGTCACCTAAACCATATCTTGGATTAGTAGCTAAATCATAAAAACACCATGCAGGATTATCACTCCACATGGTTTTAAAAGTACCGTCCCAGTTTCCTGTATAATATCTATCTGTTACATACCCATCTGCATCTATAGTTAAATAATAGTTGCTAGGTACTTTTATTTTTAATAATTTAACCTCATAATTTCTTTTAGGAATAGAGGATATTTCATCAGAATTAATACTTACTCCTATATAGGCAGAGTAAGGCATAGAATAAATATTTTTAGTAAATTTATTAACAGATACTAATTGAACTTTAGTATGCCTGCGTTCGTCATCTGTTCCAGCAGTTTTTCTAATTCTAAAAACAATGGTATCATCTGCTTGCGTACTATACCTGTTTAACCATGAAGGAGGTATTTCAATTATATAAGTTTTTTCGAAAGCCTGTGTTTCTTTTATATCAATAGTATCTTCTATACGAGTAGTCCAAGTACCAGAACCATCAAACTTATTATTAACCTGTATTCTAATGCTTACTGGAGTAGATTTAATATTTCCAGTATCTTTTCCTGTTCTCCAAACCCCCTCTGGAAACTTTAAAGTAAATGCTACAGCTTCTGTTCTTGCTACAGCATTAGAGGTATCATCTCGTATTTGTATGCTCTGATCTACGAAATCTCCAGTATCTATAATATTAGTATTAGACGGAGCAATAGCTGCTCCAAAAGTATAATCACTAATAGGAGCTTGATCGATTCTACCGTCTCTAAATTGTACATTGACTCCTTCTATATTTATAGTATCATCAGTTGCACGAAGGCTAGCGCCATTAAAATAAATATGCTTATAAATATCAGAAGTAGGGAATCCTTCAATCTGTCCCTCACAAAGTAAGTCAACTAACTCTGCGGTAATATGTGTTTCTATTGGCATTTAAATACTCCTTACGGAAGCGATGTTAATACAGGTAAATTCCACTGTAAAAAGTCATTTGCATCTAGATTAATATAAATAGATTGATCTATATAGCCGTATTGTTTTAGCCAATCGGCTACAGCTTGTGGACTTACTAATGGATCTACATGTGCATCATAAATAGTGTTGTTATACTTATAACTCGTTGCATATGATCTTAATGTTAAATTAGATTGATATGTTGCACTAATAACCACGCTTCCTAATAATAATCTTCCGTACCCAACGGGTACAGGCATCCCTTGTCCTACAACATTTTCTCCACTCTGTAAAGAGGTGCTTTTCGAGTCTGTTCTGGAAGTATCTGGCTTATCTGGAGCGAGTAGAGAAGCTACCCCCGCTAATGCCAATCCCCAACCTATAGAAGTAATACCTGCTACTACAGAAGCTGTTACTCCATAAACTCCCATAGGGGCTAAAACGCCTTGGAATAATGTTGCCGCTGCATAAGGTGCAGCAACAATTAAAACAGCTCCTAAAATAATTGCTCCAATTGCTCCCAATCCACCACCAGACCCTTCCATAGCCGGAATTATATCCACTGTAGAATCTGTTTTTATGGGATGAGTTACCTTTTCCGAATCCGCATAATCTTCTGCATCAACTAGGACATGATAAGCTCTGTTATCTTTAGCTAATTCATGTGAAAACTCTGGGAAATTTGCCTGAAGAGCAGATATAGTTTCCCCAACAGTTTTTGCATCAAACTTAAAGCCTGTGCCAAATTTTTCTTCTAAATGACCATGTAAATTAACAGTTAACATAACACAAACCTATTCGTATACCCTGGAGGGTAAATAATATTAAACGTATTTGGAAAAGATAATATAATCCAAGGCACAGTCCCCGCATTGCAAGCATATATGTCAGCAATAGAAGGGTCTGTGCCAGTCGGATGAGAATGAAAAACAGCTTTTAAAGCTTTTTTATGTTTTAAATATAAGTAAGGATTAATTTTAAATGTGTTTATTTTATCAAGCGCAATATTTTCAAGAGGAAGAAACCCTTCTGACAGTATAAACCCGCAAGCTTCTTCAGGAGATTTAGAATACGCATACTCCAATAATTCTTCTCTCATGTTAATTCGCCAAAAATTCCTGCTGATGGAAATGCTCCAAATGGCAAGTTATTATTATTTTCTCCAAATCTAGCGATACAAGAACTTAGTCGTTTACCGCAAACATCCTCACTAGGATTTGCTGTAGGAGTATCATCTGATTTAAAGTATAAATTACCGTTATATGTACAACCAGAGGTTGGAGGATTTTCAGTACCTCCTCTATATATCCACTGGCATAAATTAGAAGTAACTATTCTTCTAGGTAACAATAATCCTTCTACATCCCAAGCAGGAGCTAATTCAAATTCTATAGATACTGCTGTTTCACTGGCTTTTCTATCTATTCTGAACCTATCATCTGCAAAATGTGCATTAGGATCAGCATTAGGGTTTCCAGTATCAAAATTAACAGCATCTAAAAATTTAACAAAGGTTCTTCTTCTCCAAAAATCGCAACCAACTAAATCGGCATAAGCCTTAACCAAAGTACCTACTACCAAATTAATATTTGAAATGCTCAAACTAGGCCTAGGTACTTCTCCTGAAGATGCAGCTGTAAATCCAGTGGCTTTAATAGGCATAGGTACATATGTTTTACCTTGCCAAACTACAGAATCTGGAGTAGACTCTCCATTTAATCCTGCATGAAAATATAAATGCCTATCTTGTACTGCTATATCATAAAAATCTGCTATTGGAGTTAAATCTATTTCATACAGCTCAACTATTCCGCTAGGACTAGATTTGAGCATTTCTGTAATAAAATTACTTTCTGTACTCATTAATCATACACCCTTTCAAACGTAGCCGTTAAGCTTCCAAATCCTATAGTACCATCATTTACAATGGTATCCGTATCCCAACTTCTACAAATAACCTTATATGCTACAACTTCTCCGGGGGGAGTCCAGGTAAAGGACTCCACCCCGTTTCTAGCAGTTAAAAAAGCTGACATAGTGTTTACATCACTAATAGTTCTATTAGTAAAACTAAGGCTCCAACTTTCTTTAAAGTTATTTATTCCATCGGATATTCTTTGAGCATAGCCGTCCCCATAAGATATTTCACGTATTCTAGGTTGAGAAGTTTTCTTAAAATACTGGGAAGGGTCTATTCCTACTGTTGCGTCCCAATCTGCCATGTTTTATCGTCTCCCTGGACCTAATAGTCCGCCAGGTCTTTTTTGGTTCATTATTTCTTGCTTAACTGCGTTAGATATTGCTACTCCTAGGCGTCCTGCCATTTGTTCAGCACCATCTGTAGTTATATTAGTAGAAGCTCCACCATTATTATCTATATTTACAGCTACAGAAACATTGTTTTGCATATTTGAACCGCCTTCCATTGTTACAGGAATGCTTTGACCGTCTGGTAATGGAACATACGCTTCCGGCATACGCCCTTCTCCAAAAATAGCCATTTGAGGACTATTTGCTACACCACCAGTAGAATAAGTATTAATAGGACCTCTAGAGGTCATTATTCCACCGTTTTCTGCAAAAAACATTCTAGCTACACTCATTATTGCGCCGGCATAATCTCCTCCACCTCCGCCTCCTCCACCGGTAGATGTTCCGGTAAAAGATAGAGCTTTCATTACTAAGTCAATAATATTTTTAAATCCGCCTTCAAACATATCAAAAATATTGGAGAAGATATTCGAAGAATTATCTGCCATCTCAGTAATCTTATCAGCGGCTGCTGCAGTCGACGCGGCAGCGTCCGATTGTTTTTGTGCTGGCTGAGTTAATATATCTAGTATTTCTGGGGTAAACTCAGTAGTTCTACCTGGGGTAGCTTCTGTAAATTGTTCACCACAGCTACACTTAGCTATTTGTTTTAAATAATCAACCATTAATTCAAATTGATTAAAAGTTTTATTGTAGTAATCTCCAGAAGCTATAGCATAGTTTTGTACAGCAGAGGTAGTATTATTACCAGTTGTAGTAACAGCGGTACTAACAGTATCTACAGAGGCTTTAGTCTCTGTCTGAGCTTGTAGAATCTGTTCTTGTGGACCTTTCAGCATTTCTGCTAGTCTAGGATTTATTAATTCTATGCCAGCCACTATTTGCTGTTTGACACCCATTTTAATTAAATCTTTGGCCATATCTCCTAAAGAGTCTGATAGGGCCTGGCGCATATCATCAATAATTTGACTAAATGTTGCTCCACCTTCTATAATACCGTCTACTAAAGAGTCTACTGCTGCATCAATAGTGTTTTCAAACACTTGAGCTGCACCTTCTACAAACCCCGTAGAGTCTGCTATAGATTCTCGCATATTTCTACCAATTTTCCACCAGATTTGCTCTGCCGCTCTATTTACATTAGCCAGAGAAGGAGGAAACTTGTTTTGATATTCTATATTTCTTAGTATAAGTTCTTGTAAATCTGCTTCTTGCTTTATTCTAAGAGTGTCTAATTCTATAGTTTTTCGTCTTTGAGCTAAAAGTATTTGTTCGTCTACTATTCTTATTTCGTCTTTTACTTGCTGATTTTGAGTTTTTGTTAAAAGGTCTTCCCTTCTAGCAGTTAAAGCCTGTAGCGCTACATTTAACTCTTTTTCTTTACTAATTCTGTCTAGATTTTGTATAGCCAGTAATTCTTGTGGTCTAGTATCAAATTCTATTAAATCTGCAAATTGAATTTTTCTTGCTTCAATAGCTGTTTGTATAGAATCTACAATGGCTTGATTGTTTGCTCCCACCATAGCTAATCTTTCAGCCTCTAAAGCATTTATATTGCTTAGTTTCTGACTTGCTTCTTGTAGAATTGTGGGATACTTTTCAGCTAGCTCTATTATCTCTTTCTGGGTATTAGCAGCATCTAATAGAGTCAATGACTGTGCTCTTGTTACAAGATTAAGTTGCTGGGCACGCAGTAGTTCTATTTTTTGATCGTTTAATCTTTGTTTGTTTATTATATTTTGTCTTTGATTTTCGTCATCTTTTGCACCAACTAATTGTTGCTGCAACTCTACTTCTTCTGCCCTTAGTTTCACCATCTCTAAATTAAGAGATTTTGCTTGATTATCGGCAATTTTAGCCTGTATATCTAATTGGCTAGTGTCTAAAGCATTCAATCTTTCTCTATCTATTAATAATCGTGCATTTATTTGTTCTGCTTCTCTTAAACTTGCTAATCTTGCATCCAATGAAGCTTTAGAAGAACTGACAGCGCCACCTACATTTTCTATAACGGCGGCAAAAATTCTCCTAGCCTCATCTCCACTTATTAATTGACCCGCTTGTTCTTCATTTAATCCAGCTGCTTTTTCTATTAATGCTCTGGCCTCTCCCACTGATTTCTCTACTAAGGCTCTTTGAGCATCTGTAGATAAAGAGGCTAAGAAAGAATTATCTACTACTTCTGTAATAGCATTAGCATATGCTTTTAAATCAGTGGAATTTACTTTGCTTAAATCTCCTAAAGATCCTGTAGCTTCTTTTAATTTTTCATCTGTATTTAATAATTGATTATATAAATCGTTAAAGGGAGTTTCTCTAGCTACTTGTCTAACAGTATTAGATAGTTCTCTATTATATTCTTGCTGCGCTTCCCTGAGAGAAGTTAACGCTTCGGCAGACTCTACAGCAGGCTTTGTAACGGCGGAAAGAGATGTGTCTACTACATCCGCAATTATTTTTGAACGTCTTGCTGCCTCTTCTACATTTAAAGGATCTTCTCTGGGATCTAAATATGTACGTGCATCATTAGCTTCTACATTATAGGTAAATAGTAGAGTTTCACCTTTTTCCGCTAATCTGGCATTAATATCTTTAACTAACTTTTTGGCTACTTCCGGACCTAATTTACCTAAAGTAGCCTCAATTGTTCTTTCTGCTGCTGTAAGTTCGTTAGAAAATAGTTGTCTGGCTCTAAAATCTCTACGAATTCCTCCGCCAGTTACAACATCCCAAGCTTGTCTCCAAAACCCACTATTTTCTATATCTTGCTGCTTCTCTAACATCTCTCCTAGAGCATTCACACTATCTCTAGCAACAGTATTAAAATTGGTTAGGGCTGCAGCGAGGGAGTTGGCTCTTTGAGCTAACGCATCTATGGCATATCCTTTTTGTAGCAATCTATTGAAATGTTCTTGCTGCTCGGCTGCATTAGCAGTTTCTTTTCTTAAGTTTGCATAAGACTCTTCAGCTGTAGTTATTTTTTCCGATAAAGATCCAGCGGCTTCGCCCAATTTGGTCCAAATCCAGATTAGAAACTCTATTGCCATAATTATTATAAATATAGTTCCAGCGAATTCAGCAATTAATCCAATAAGTTGAGTAAAAGATACTCCAAGTATCGGTATAGTTAATTGAGCAGCTCTTAATACCTTTGTAAATATTCCTACTTTTTTCCCAGCTTTCTGTGCTGCGTCTCCTGCCCCTTTTAATGACTTTTCAACTGCTTCGCCAGTTTTTGTAAGATCCTTGGCGCCCTCTGCGGCCGCTTCCATAGAATCTCCAATATCCCCAGCAGATAACATTGCTGCCGCTGCTGCTATACCAGCTCCCATACCTATATTTTGGGTTACTGTTGCGGCAGCCTGCCTTTCTTGAGCAAATTTAGTTTTATCTATAGCTTTTCTATGTCTTGTCTCAGCTTGTCTATAATTTGCTTGTCTTTTTGCTTCTTCTGTTATTAATCTTTCTAAAACTAAATTTTGCTCCAAATATGCTATATGTTTGGATAAAGCTGCTCCTAATAGACCTTTGTCTCTTAGTTGTTTTTCTAGTAATAGCGTTTCTTCTTTAGTGAGCCCTACATTAGTTGCCAATCGCTTGGTGATTTCTTCCATTGCTTTAGTATTTTGGGTACTAATTTTCTTTAAAGACTTTATATTTTCATCTGTCATGGCTTTGGTAATTTCTTTACTTACCTTTATGCCATTATTTTTTAAATCATCTAAAGCTTTGTCGGAAGCATCCCTCAAGCCTGTAACTTCTGTAGCTTTTATTCGTATTTCTTCAGTGGGCTGTGATGTAACGGTTTTTACTGCCGCTATAAGCTCCTTGTCTAACATTTTCTTAGAAAACTCTTCGGCTTGTTCCGCCATCACTGTCATATTGGCAGCTTGCTCAGAAAAGTCTGGTAGTATTCTACTAGTTAATTTGGCCCCTAACAAGGTAAAAGCACTTACTAAAAGAAGTGCATTTTCAGTTATAGTTTCTAGAACGCTGGCTATAGGACCACCAAATAGGTTAAGTATTTGTTTGCCTAAGTTTTCTATACTAGTAGCTATTTTATCGTAAGGATTTACTTCTACTAAATCCCCTAATTCTCCGAATTTGGTAATACCTTCATCTAGTACGGCATTGGCAAAAGCCATTCTTCTTTCGTAAGTAGTTAAATCTGTTGCTGATTTATTTACACTATCCGCATATTTTCGTACAGCATCGTCTACACGAGTCATTAATCCTAATTCGTCTATTAATTCTGGTTCTAATTTAGTTAAACCACGAACTAAACGATCTATAGAGTCAGCAGTATCTCTACCCAGCACTTTGGAAGCATTAGTTGCTACCTGTGCAATATCGTTTATTTGTTGGGCGTCGAAACCTGCAGCAGTAGCCTGAGCTACTGATCTCATTGCTTGTTCAGTGCTTAAAGCACCTTGAGATATTTTCTTTAATCCCTCTACAGTAGTTCTAGTAGCTGCACCAGTAGCAATACTAAAAGCCGTCATGCTTTGGGTTAACTGTTCTACTCTTGCTGCACTTCTTAATATATTAAATGCAGCAGTTACCGCAAACACGTTAGCCGCTATCGTTGCATAGGCGTGAACAAGCCCTCCAAGACCTTGAGCCATCTTAGAGAATTCTTTAGTAGTATTACTAGACGCTTTTGCAGCGCCTTTCATATTACGATCTAACTGTCCACTACTAGCTGAAGTTTCTCTTAAACTAGCGTTTAATCCTTCGCTAGCATGCCAAGCTGCTAGTAGTTCTTGTTGACCTCTAGTTTTTATAATTGCCCATAAGCTAACTGTATTAGTAGCCATATATCACTTCCTGATATTTTGTGTAGATTTTGCAGAGGCTCTTTTCCTTTCTGCCTCTAATTTTTTACTTGCAGACTCTACAGTTTTATTAATTAAATGAGTTATTATAGAAAAAACTTCTCTTCTAGACTCAAACGGTACTTCATAAATATTAAATATACTTTCTATAGCGGATAAGTCTTTTCCTACAAAACCTGCAGAGCCCGAAACTCTATTAGGTAGTATATAAAAAATTCTAAGTGCTTCCTGTGCTTCATAAGGTAAGTCCTCATATCTAGGAGGCCACTTCTCTTCGGGAGGGGCCTGTCCTATAGCTTCTAATCCAGGGAGTACGTCTCTATAAAAATCATCTATAGAAATATTTAATTCCATATGCTGCAAGAATAAATCTAACTTAGTATATAAATATTCAATCTGTTCTTGCGCGAAAGTTGGATAGATCGAATACTACATCATTCAACCACCTCGCAAAATTATCTGATGTAGTAAATAAAGCATGGGCATTTTCTGGAGAATATGCAATATCATCTTCTGGATCTAAATCATCCATATTTACTAACATCAATTCATTAACATACTTAAATTTAAACCCTTTCCACCCTTTAATTACAGCAGTCGAAAATTCTTTACCGAATTTTTCTTCATCAATTTCTTGGTAGGGAGAACGAGTTTTTTTATCAATTTTTGTGACCATACAACGATCACGTAGCTTTTTCAAAGCCTCTGGTCCTAGATAACATAAATCTATAATAAAACCGTCCATTCCTGGAAAGTCTATAGATACAGTTTTCTTTTCTAAAATTAAACTTTTTAGGTCAATAGCGCTCATATTTATATTAATCTGAAGCTTATCCCCCTTACTTTAGGGGTGTTTATTCTACGAGGGGGAATTTTTGAGAGAAGATAGCGGGCACATTGCGTGCCCGCTTTTTAAATTAGACTGTATTATCAGTATCAGTAGTAACTGTAGCAGCTACATACTTAACAGACATTTCGTCCGTATCATCGATAGGACTTGTAGAACCTTGTCCGAAGAAATCGATAGTTAAACCGATAACATCAGCAGATTCTATAGAAGGAATCGACAGCTGTGCTGTAGGTAAGGTGAACTCTACGCGAGGAGCGGTAGAAGTAGGATTACCTATTGAAAGAGTAATGTCATAGCTGTTTTTAACTTTAGAGAAATCAGCTAACATATCTGTTAATAGACCACCGGAACCTGTAGCAACATTAGAATTTAAATAACAACTTATGTTGCCGCTAATTTGACGAGTTCCTGTGAATGATCCGATTGGAGTATCCACAATACTTAGAGTATTAGGAGTCAAATAAGTAACATTGTTATTAATAGTTAATGTACCGCCTGTAAATGGTATAACATAAGGCGAAGCAGGAGTACCATCATTATCTTGGAAAGTCAGAGTAGATAGTTTAGTTACTACATAATCTGCCTCAGTTGCTGTCTCCGAAGGAGTTGCTCCTGATAACTGGATTAAAGTACCAGATAGTGTTGGAGCAGAACTTAGTTTCTCCAAGGTAGTACCATTACCAGACCAAGTAATCATACCGATTCCATCGATACCTAGATCAATTTCTGCCTGATTAACCTGTGCATTATTAATTCTATACCAAGTTGTGTCATCTAACTTGATATAAAGGTATAAAGTCTTTAATACGTGTACATTACTAGCAGAGAAATTAATATCGAAGCTAGTTGTACTGGTTGCTCTACATTCCGCATTACCCGCCGCTGCAAAATTTGGGGTATTTGGAGATACTAGACCATGCCATAAAATGGCTTCTACACAACGATGCTCGCTGGCGTTGGTGCCTCCAGCTGCAATAATATAAGGTCTAATATATGTAGAGAATGACCATTCTACGGGATTAAGTGCTGTATTGAATACAGCTTGACCGCGTACTGGAGTAGCTCCAGTTTCCGCTACCGCGATCTCTTGTGTTTCAGTTGCCTGAGTGAATGAAAGATCATCTTGAATTAAAATTTCCCAGGTGTCGCCTTTATCTAGAGTAGGAGAAGCTCCTCCAACGGTTGAGACGAACAGTCTGGCATTTCTTAGCAAATTACGTGCCATTGTTTATCCTCACTTTAGGGTTTTTGATATAAAACTTCTATAATTATCTCTCCTACTCCATACGGCGCAAGGGCGCCCTCATCCGTGGAAATAGAAAGAATTCTTATATCTTGCGTGCTGATTGCTGAATTTAGCACATCATATGCAAGAGTAATATTTGAGTCAATGGCCGTTTCAACGTCTGCCATAACGACTTCTAAATCTTCTTGTGGGTCTTCTGAATTTACATATATTCTTATGGTATAAGAAACGCGCCCCCACTTAAACGCGCCAGGTAAATATTCTCTAGTCTCTGAACCAGGGACTATACAAATATATGGGAAGTCATTTACTTCATCCCAAAATTTAAGTCTACCCTCTACATTTTGATATATATTACAATTGTAAGGAGGGTTTCCATTTATCTCTTTTAGTTTTTCAATAAGAGCTTTTTGTATTTGAGAGCGTGCACTCATGCTTTTATACTCCTAAACCTTTCTGCTACTTTTTTCGCAGCAACATCTCTAATAGACTTAGCTACTAATTTTCTAGGATCTCTTTGCATGGATCCTTGTGCTCCGCCAGGTTCAAAAGTACTATAAGGATCAAGAGCATAAGTATATCTAAAAGTTATACTTCCATCCTTTAGTCTTGTTGCAGTTAAAACTTTTGCCGATCTAGCTAACCTACCTGTTCTAAATACTAAGTTAGGAGACACCATATTTCTTTTCATTGCTTCATATAAATCTAGATTTATACTTTCTATTAAAGCAATTAAATTTAGGTGCGATTCTCGTCTTTGTCTTACTTCCTCAGGAGGCATTACCCTAGATATAACTTTCTTAGAAGACGGCTTTATTTTTCTATTAGCCACTGATATATAATTAGTGACTTTTTTACCATCTTTTGCTTTTCGTTCTCTGCCTCTTGCTTTACTTATGTGACTATAAACAAATTGTTTTCCTTTCAATTTAGCTATTATACTATCAGCTAATAAGGTTAAAAAAGTGCTAGATCCGGAAATATTTCCTATATCTTTTAAATAAGCATCGGCTGCTTTATATATTTGATCTTCTAGTCCAGATCCAAATATTGTTTGATTAAATACAGCATTTTGCCCCATAGTTACAATAACTTGTAGAGCGCCACCAAATCGTAAATTATTAGTATTTACTACTTTGGAAGAATTTACATCTACTCGATAAATGGTGTCTGAGAATGCTTTATGTAATGTGGTATACTCTGTAATAAATCCATTTAATGTAGATACAATCTTTGAAGTTTCATCTGCTACGCTTGCATCATTTACACTTGCAGCTATATTTTCTATTTCTTTAGCTGCTTGTGCTAAACCTTTAACATAGTTTACGGAATCAGCTACGTGGCCTACGTTAACACTAGTTACAATAGTACGTATATCTGCCAAATCTCTACTTCTAATATCACCCAAAGAACTTATTTCTTCCGGAGTAAATTTCTGTAGTTTATTAGAAGTAGTTAATACTTTTATAACATCTGCCTCTAAACTTCCTTTAACTTGTTTGGCTCGTTCTATTTGCTGGAAAAATTGATCTACCTCTTTTGCAGCTTTACCCACTATGCCTCTTAAGCGCTTGAACCCATTTGCATCTTCTCTACCGTATGCAGATAAAGAAAGAATTAATACTCCAATACTTTCTTCAGGGCCTGCATCTGATATATTAAGTAAAACTGATCCTGAAGTTTTTCCAGCATATCCAATTTTTTCTAATATCTGTAAAGTGATCTTATTTTTTGTTAATTCTGCACTTTTAGCTCTTTCAGATATTTTATATTTAGACTCTAGTGCTCTGGCCTTCTCTCTTTCTGGTTTATTAGCATTGATGGCAGCTAGATATTCTGCACTTGGTTCATCTGAAGCAAAATTACGTGATTCAGGTATATCATTGGTATCCCTAGCAATTTCTTCATTAACAGCATTTAAAGCTATATTTAATTTAGCTTCAGATATTGTAAAATCAGCACCTTTTGCAACTTGTACTCTATAAATATGAGCCACTATCTTAACTAGAGTATCAGTTATATACCTAGTGTCAGTATTCCTCTGTGCATTATAAAATTTAATAATTTCTTCCGTTATCTCTGCATTATTTCTATTTAATGCGTTATAATTTTCTATAATTTGTGCAAGATTAGGGTCGTCTAATAATATACCTGTTCTAATAGCATCATCAGATAAAGAGTAAAAAGTAGGATTAAAATTTAGAAACCCCCTACTTTGCTTAGAAGTTCTGTTTATAATAGGAGTTATAGCTGCATCTATTCTACCAGCTAGTCCTCTTAAAGCTGAACTACTCATTCTATCTTCCTATAAATCGATAACATTCTTCTAATATGTGGCGGTAGGCTCACAGAATGCATCACATCGTAATCTATAGTTCTAACATTAGCAGACATTACTGGCAGATACTCTGATTTTTGATAATATTTTACCAAATCCATAGTAGCTTGTTTTATACTATTAGGTATTGTTGAATACCCTGCTTGATATACAACTTGTACCTGTTTTTCAGTGTATTTAGAGTAGTAAATTAAAGCATATAAGTCATAACTTACAGACAACATACCCTCTTCTTTAAATACCCTGTATTCTGCTGCATCTACTGCGTCTGACAATGTTCCCGTATCATCATAGTATTTAACTGAAGTTACCGAAACTACCGGCAACTGAGATAAAAATACATATCTACCTTCTAGGTCTAATTCTTCCGTATAAGTATTTTGCGTAAAATCTAAGCCGCAATAAACCTTTATAAAGTCCGTGGAATTTTCTATTAAATTTATCAGCTTTCTATCTTCATTAGTTGAAGTAATCTCCGCGTAGTTCTTATACTCTTCTAACGTTATAAATCCCATGTAATTGTCTCCAGGCTTAGTTTATATTTCAAAGCCGCTAAAATATAAAGTAAGCCTGGAAGGGAGAAAACTCCCTTCCAAACTTGTATAATAACTTATGCTCCGTCGTCGTCGTAGCGAACAGTTGCAACTGCTTTTGCAGCAGAAATAATGTGGCTGAAACCAAGACGTTGAGTAGCTACTAGAACGCGGCGTTGCTTCTCTACATCATAATCAGATTGTAGAGTTAGTCCACGGCGGCGTGGTAGTAGGAAGTTGCGAGAATTCACAAGAATCAAGCCAACAGCTCCATTAGCTTTTGCAGCCATTTCTGGAGATACGATGAAAGGTACACCGTACATGTTACCAACTTGACCAGTTAGTTTTTGAGCTTGTGCTCCAACTTCGTTCATATTAGCGAAATCAGGATCTTCTAGTAAATCGTACCAGGTATCTACAGATACGATAGCGATAAGATCGCTGTTATCAATACCATACTTACCCATTGCACGACGTGCAGCAAGTACGTGGGTATGATCAATTGCATCACTTGCAGCAATTGGGCCTTGAATAGCGGTGCTCAAAGTAGTAGCACGCTTAATTAGGCCAGTAATAAAAGTTTGACCAGCAGTAACACCATCATCGAAAATTAGAGCATTTTCTACTTTACGAGCGTGTGCACGTACTAGACCTTCACGAATTAGTGGAAGAAGTGGAATAATTGCATCTTCTTCGGTTTCGTCAGTCATGTAAGTCTTAGCTGCCATTTTTGGAGCAGTTAAGATTACTTCTGCTAGGGTCTTACCAACTTCTGGATCGGTACTTGCATCAGTACGGTGATCTGCTGCAGGCTGAGTTCCGTCGCCAGGACCATGAGTCTCAGCTGAAGTTACCCATCCAGCATATCCCATATCTGGGTTGATGCTAACGATTTGCTGACGCGCATTTAGTGGTACTTCACGGAAAAGTGAAGCAACACGTAGTTGTAGTTGAATTTCTTCTTCTAGGCGATTAGCTAGTTCTTGTTCCCAATCAGCGCTAGATACGCGAGTAGATGAGCTATCGTTCACAGCTTTTTCAAGTAGCTGCTTACCATAGAATGTATCTTCTACTGGGCGCTTTAAAATCTTAGATAGAAGAATAGCGTTATCTGCATCTTTAGCAGCTACTGCACTACGTCCTTCGCGATCGCCAAAAACCATTTTGGTGTCTGAGCGAGAAGTAACAATCTTAGAGATTTCTTCGCTCTTAGATACGATTTCATTTTGTAGTTTAGCAATAGTATCTGCAAACTGGCTGTCTTTCTCTTGTAGTTTCTTTTCTAGATCAGCTACAAGTTTTTGAGCCCCGGACATGCCTAGCTCGATAATTTCACGCTTACGTGCTTCTTCTGCTTCTTTTGCTGCTTTTTCAGCCGCTTCTTGGGCACGGGCCTTAGCTAGCTCGTCAGCAATAAGTTTCTGAATATCATTATTTTCCATTGAGTTTTCCTCTTTACCCCTAACGGTAGTTTTTAAAATATCGAGCTCTTTAGCAATTTCTAGTATGAGCTCCTCAGATTTATTTTTAGCTTCCCCTTCTTCGGGTTGGCCATCTGTTTTAATTGAATTGTTCATACTAGTCGCAGGAATCACACTAGTATCTGTCGTTCCTTCAGAGCTGCCTTCTTCTGGCTTTTCTTCAGATTTTTTAATAAATTCCTTTTTGAATTCTTCGTAGCTTTCGGGAGCTTCAAAACACTTAGAAACTGAAAATAGACTGTCCTGATTAGCAGGTACAGCAACTACAGATACTTCGTGTAATTCTACATCCTTAATTATAAATGTATCAGAGTCAGAATCATAGTCCGCGTCTTTTACTCTGACACCTACGGAGAAAGCTTTAAGTATTCCTTCATTAATTAAATTAACGATAGGTCCAGCAGATTTAGAAATCTTTGCTGTGATTTGTAAGCCAAGTTCATCTATAGTATAACCGATAGTTTTACCTATTGGTTGTCTATGATCGTGAAAAGCTAAAACAATAGGATTCTTTAAGTAATCAGCTAAGCCACCCTTAGTCCAGGCATCTCGCTGTATTACATCGCCTACTCGGTCTTTATTGACCGTATTGGCGTACCCTTTAATAGTAATACTACCATCATCTTCGGCTAACTGCTTTTCCACAAACTCGGCAGGTATTTGTAATAGTTTATTCATCCGAATCTGTCTCCTGTGATTCAGTTGGAGGCGGAGCTTTAGGTTGAACTACATCTACTGGCAGTTTAGCTAACATTCTGCTATAATATTTGAATACCTTACGAATCTCTCTTAATTTGTAAGGTGCTCTCGACTGTACGTTAGTGTATTCTGTTTGGGAGAGTACTCCCCCTTGCTGATCGAAAAACTTTTTCAATTCAACAAGCATTTCTTCTTCATTATACTTTGCCATTTTGTGTCCCCGTTCCCTCTGGCCTTCCTCCTTCCTGACCAGCTACACCAGTTGCGGAGCCCGCAACGTTTGCTGGTATACGTATTCTTTCTAGTAAAGGATCCTCGATTACTTCTAATCGTAGCTCTGCACGAGCTTCCATACCCGTCATTAGTCCATTATTAACTAATGAAGTGTAATACTCGGAAATTTCTTTTAACTCTGGACGTAATGCAGCCACACTACTAACATTAGCATCAATATCATAACCGAAGAAACGTTCTACTCCAAAGATAAATACATTCATCAATGGAACTACGGTGGTTAGATAAAATAGCTTTAAATTTGGTGTTATATTAGCATTGTTTCCTGAGTTTAATAATACTGGAGGAACCCCTATAGCTTTTAATATTCTATCTTCATGATCCACAATACTTACGCTAAAATCTAATTCTTTAAAATTAGTAGTAGCTAGTTTGTCCACTTCTAGACCGCCATCCAAAATCATTGGTCTGCGGCCGCCAGTAGTAGGACTATATCGTTGAATCCAGGTTCGAATAATTCTATCTTTGACTTTCTGACCCAGTATATCTTTTGTTTTCAACACCAGACCTGGAACTGCGCCATTGTCAAAGAAGTTCTTTTGAAATTGTAGCATAGAATAGATAGTGTTTATGCTATTCTGCGCTGAACGTAGTCTAGAGTCGCCTCTATAAATAGAATTTATAGAATTGTCTCTAATGTGTATAACCTCGTCCGGTTTATAAAATACTTCTTTTCCACCACTAGTATACTTATACCCTTTAACAAATGTTTTAGGGTCTGGCATAATAGTTACATTTACTGATGGTAGATGATATAAATCTCTGCCATCAAAATAAATAAAAGCATTTCCTTCAATAATTAAATCCATATAAATGTTACGTCTAAACGCCGAAACATCCTGAAAGTCATTTGGACGATGATTAAGTAACAAATTAACTCGGTTCTGCTTTATAGCTGAAAAACCTACATTTGGTATCTTTTCCTTAACATCTACATCTATTTCCGCTGCTGCATGAACTACCAAGTCTACGCCTCGTCGAACAACCTCTATAACAGTATACGCGGTATTGAAAGCTACTCCATATTTCGTTGAAGAGATTTCACTGCCGTAATCTTCTGCAATATTTGGCTGCGCGGGGTTTAGCTTTTCGTAGTTATCCCACGAACGTTCTATAGGTGCTGAAGTCTTAGAACCTAGGAATAAATCCTTAAGACTCATTATGTTACCCCTTTGTATTTTTTAGCTCTTTGTTTTTCAACCCATCTATGTTGCTTCTCCGAAGTCTCTAGTTTTGGATTCTTTCCGAAGAGCTTATGTAATAACTCATGGTGCTTTTTGCAAAGAGTTGCACCAAGCTCCACTAATTCTTTCCAGTGTTCTGAAATAAAAAGATCACGCACCTCCAAGATTTCTTCCTTGGTGGTAACGTTAAAGTTATTAATCGCGGTCCATCGCTTATACAGCTCTGCAAGTGAATTATAATGATGAAAATGTAATTCATCTACAACACCGCAAATATAGCACTCAGTTTTAACTGGGTAACTACTTTTAACCTTGTCTCTTATATATTTTACTGGATATCGTTTTAGATCTCCCATCTTCTATCTTAGATTATACCTGACTTTTCGTCTGATGTCAAGAAAAATTTTTAATTTCTCAAACCTGCATACTATTATACAGTATAAGTATATATTGCATAGCGAAGTGCGTCGGCCATGTGCGATGCATCGTTATGCTTTGGCTTTTGTTTTTCAAGAGTCTTTTTATCATCCCATTGGTATTGATCCAAAGCTTCCAAAACATGTGCACATCTTTCATCTACTATTAGTTTGTTATTATCAACTATTCTTGCAACAGCCTCTATACCATCTAAAATAGATTTTTTAGCATTTATTGTAGCAATGTCGAACTGTTGGGCCCAGTCAAAGCGTGTTTGAGCAGCTGCAGAATCTATAAAGATCATTGATATCTGATATTTCTCTTCTAACTCTTTTACTCTGTTTGCATGCTGTAAGCTGCCTTCTTCTCTATCCCAATACTCGTCAATTACATAGTAGTTCTGTGTATGGTGGTCATACGCAATAACGCACATAGCGGTAGGATCTTTAAATCCTATGTCGATGCCGGCGATAACTTCCATTTCCCATAGAGGGAGATCGCTTAAATCTTTCACACATCGATCGGAGTCAAAATTCCAAATCTTTCCTTCGAATACCGTGAAGTCTGCGTAGTATTCCTGTCTGAATTCTGCTCGCGACATAGACTTTTCAGCTGCACGAACATCCTCCTCATTAGCACGAGGATTATCTCGCCAATCGCAGTGCATAGATACCCAATCTGGATATTCTTCACTGAAACCGCGCTGATAGAATTCATAGAAATAATTATATAATCCCCGAGGGGTTGATATGAATATTGCCTTAGAGTTTATTTTATCCAACGTTGGTCGCAACTGAATATTAAATACATCTTTTCCATTTGGATCAATTGCGGCTTCGTCAAATAAAATTAGATCGTAGGAGCGTCCTACTAATGAGTCCGCTTGGCTTACGGAGCCCATGCGTATTGATGAATCATTAGTCAACGTTATCACACGATCTTTCTGGTTATTCTTCTTTACCTCAATATCGAACTTATTTATTAAGGTTCGTTGAAGATCCCATGAAATAGTCGTCAAGTTGTAATTAGGCGAAATCAATAATACATTCGAGCCAGGGACTAGTGCTACTAGTTGGGCGACTATATTTGATATGTACGTCTTTCCAACTCGACGAGAGAAACACGCAACTACGAATCTGTATCTTGGGTCATTTACTCCATTAATCAACGCTATTTGCGGAGGTGAAGGTTCAATACCTAACAGATTTAAGTAGTTTTCGACTGGGATTTTTAAAAATCTATCTGCTATTGAATGAGTTATTATTTTATCAGATGGAATATCCGGTCTACTTATGGTTAACATAGTTCTCCTAAAAAGAGCTGCCTCCATCGCCGGAGAACGATGAAGGCAGCGATTGGCCCAGAATGGGCCTAAATCTGCAACCCGAGACGGTCGCGTTCAATTATGTAGTCTTTTACTAGTCCAGATCGTACAATATCTTCTGTTCCAAAGTTGATTATACTGAAATTATTGACTTTTTCCAGTATCTTAATAATATCATGGAAGCCACGACGCTCTGAATACTTAGTAAGATCGGTTTGAATACCGTCACCACATAGAATTAGTCTGCAATTATTACCCACACGAGTAATAATTGAGTCCAACTCATGAGCATTTAAGGATTGACACTCATCAATAATAATTATCGAGTCTCTAAAAGTAAGCCCTCTTACGTAAGAGGTGGGAAGAAAGAATAGATGTCCTGCCTTTTTCAAATGTTCATAGGTATTTTGATAAGGAAACAGCTCATCACAAAGTGCCGCATAGGGCATTTCGTAGTATGCTGTCTTTTCTTCTAAATCTCCCGGCATAAATCCCATATCTCGCACGGCTACGGCGGATCGCACGATCGTTACCGACTGGTAATCTTGTGCAAGCACGCCCTGAAAGCCCATATATAGGGCCAGGAAGGTCTTCCCGGTCCCTGCACAGCCTATCATTGCGATATCTTTACCATCAAAAAATGCATCTAGTGCAATTTTCTGGTTGGCTGTATAGGGTGTTACACGTTCCAACTGTCTTATATGAAACTTGTGTATCTTTTTTACTGCTGTCATTTATCCATTTCCAGTAGCTGCTGTATAAGATTGCCATAATTACCCCCATATTGCGACTGATCGCTAATATTTACAACAGGTCCTGATAGCGTAATCTTATTGCGCTCCTTATATTTAGCAAGCTCATAATTTTGTTCGAGCTTGCGCTCCTCGAGGTCGAGCTTTCGGTTCTCAAGTTGGAACTTGTGAGCTAGCGCGACCAATTCTGAAATGTCCTTTTGAGAGGCCATTTCAGTATCTTCCATTTCTTCGAGCTTTTTCTCTATTATTTCTTCTAGTGTTCTTGATATTTTAAAGCGATTGTTGTAACCCTGATCTAGGAATACGGTATTTATATACCTCTTTATTTCCTTTCTATTCAAGTATTTTGTCACCATTTCTAGTGGAATATCTAGATCAGTTGATACTTTTTTAACATCGCCTTCTGCAGCTAGATAAGCATTAGCAACCTCTAAACCTTCTGGAGAAATATCCTCATCCTTGGGTTCGATGATTTCTACATTATTATCATGATCTAGCACATTTATTGCTTTGGCTCGTGACATATTAGTATCCCTTCTTGACTTAATGTATAAGTACAGCAGTACTTTTTCTTATACTATTATCTTAATAATACCAAAATTTTTAGTCCATGTCAATAAAAATTTTTTATTTCTCAACCCTAAATAAAAATAAATCTTGACATTTCATTACTTAATATTGTATAATATATTAAAAGCTGGAGATATAAATATGCATTGGATTTCAACTGAAGATGAAGTGCCAGGACACTTAGAAGACGTACTAGTTCACCATGAGGACGGATTCTATATGATAGGTTATTGTTCTATTACTAAAGGAAGCTGGATATGCTATGGGTATAAGTTTTCAGCTAATGAAATTACCCACTTTGCCAGGATTGAAAAACCAGTTTTGACTTAAACTTGGGATCTTTGATATAATATATTTACTGGATTGAGAAATCCAGTCTTTCTATCAAGTTTGTTTTGTTGGTGGGGCCCGAAGTGGCCCCACTTTTATATTGGAGATACCATGTTTAACGCTTTGCAAGATTTACTAAAAGAATATCGTAAATTAGATAGAGAATTAGAATTGCTAGATGAAGTAGATGAGATTCTAAGTAAGAAGAAATCCGCAGAATTGTCCATTGAAGATGTTCGATTTAGCGTAGATAAGTCGATCATAGAAACTCTACTAACTGAAATACGTCTAGCTCTATCTAGTCGATACACTGAAATACACCGCACGCTCTCGGAAATAGAAGAAAGACTATGAAAGTAAAATTAATTGACTATATGGGCAGTGATAAAACTGTAGTTGATGCTGCCAGAGTATCCTTTGATAAAGTTTCTGAGGATGTTTTAACTCAGAAAGATGAAAACCTTATTTTCTATTTGGCCAAACACAAGCACTGGACGCCTTTCGCACACCCTCAGCTTACTTTTGCTATTGAGGCACCTGTCTTTGTTCGTACCCAATGTTTTAAACATAAGGTAGGATTCGTAGAAAACGAAGTTTCTAGACGATACGTTGATTACGAGCCTACTTTTTTCTACCCTGACGCATGGCGCACCAGACCGCTAATGACCATAAAACAGGGTTCTGGAGGAACTAGCGAATATAACGAAGAAGTTACCAAACAAGTAGAAAACTTCTTTTATAGGGCTAAAGAACTTTATGCTAGTTTGTTGACGCACGGTATAGCACCTGAGCAGGCGCGCATGGTTCTACCTCAAGCTATGTACACTAAGTGGTACTGGACCGGTAGTCTTGCGGCTTATGCTAGATTTTGTGCATTGAGGCTGGAAGCCTCCGCCCAGAAGGAAATTCAAACGTTAGCTGGCAAAATTGATTTTATTATACAAGATTTGTTTCCTATATCTTGGAGGGCATTGATTGATGGTCATTTATAAATATCCTATAGAAAAAATAACAAATTCGCAGACTGTTATGCTGCCAAAAAGTGCACGAATTCTGCACATTAATGAACAAAATAATAATTTGTACCTATGGGCAGAAGTAAATCCTAGCAACGAACTTGAATCCCGTACTATACGAATATATGGTACAGGTAATGAAGTTGAAGGAGGCATTTACATTAACACATTACTTAGATTTGGAGGACATCTAGTTCTTCATTTCTACGAGGAGATAAAGTGAGAATTTTAATTTTAATGCTAATTAGTCTTACAGTGCAGGCCCGTACGCTTGTGGTAGGAGATTCTCTAACCGTTGCCATGTTCTCCATGGGGGCCTTCACTAGTGAGTATGTATCTCTAGCTAGTGGTGGGGCTACTAGCGAATTTGCAGCTAATAATCTTGAAGGAGCTATTAGGTTTTTGAATGGACCTGACTTTTTTGGTCCTCAAATAAACAAAGTAGTAGTTATTTTGGGCATGAATGATTATTTGATAGGCACGTCTATTTCTGATTTTGCTTATAACTACAGACTATTGCTATCCTATATTCCAGATACTGCGAATTTATATTGTATAGGACTAACTCCTTCGACAGAGGAAAAATTTCCACCAATGATTTTTTACGCGCTGTGGCAAGAGCGAATCTGCGAAGAGTCTGGTGGAACCTACCTATCCCCTTATTACTTGGGACTAGAAAATTATTTAACGGATCATGTTCACCTTAACCCAGAAGGTTACCGAATCCTGGCTAGGTTTATAATGTATGAAACTGACTATAAATGGAACTGAACTAGAGTGCGATGATATACAAGTTAATACTACTGCTAGTAGATCAGAAGTAACAATAACTCTTAGTAAAGTTAAACTTATTATTTATGAAAATAAGGATGTAGCAATTATTACTCCTTGGGAGAAACCTGAGAAGTCTGGGTGGAAGCATGAGTACATTTGAGGACTGGTGGAAAACATATAGTGCTAAGTTTCCTGGTGCTCCTGGAATTTTTCCTGGCCCCCATGAAACTGCTTTGGCTGCATGGAAGGCCAGACGGGGCATATTTGTGAAACGTGACGTAATCGAAAAAATTCTTGATATTCTTCCACCTACGGCTGAGGGGTTCGAGATTTGGATGGAACTGCTACAGACCTTACAAGACTCTGGGGGTTGAAAAATACCCATAATGGTTTACGCGGAGAGGGGCGGCGGGCGATGGGACCCTATAAGGTCCAACATCCGCCCCGCCCTGCGTGCGCTATAACTTTATTTATTATTTAATATATAAATATATTATTATATTTATATACTATATTATCTTCTACATTCTCCCACTACGCGAGCGTATGCTTCCTCAGCATCATCCAGATGGGAATACCATCCGGCGAAATACTTTGAGCTATCCTCATCCGTACCAGCCAACACCCACCAATCCCCGCGATCCATCACGAGCATCACTGTCGTATCTGCGAATACGTTTGCTTTGTAAACTTCGTCGAATTCGAATGCCATTTGCTTAATCCTCTTTACCTTAACTATCTTGCTCTCTCTACTATGATTATAATTATACACCATTCTACGAAGAATGCAACTCTTTTTTCATTAAATATTTGTAATATATTTCCTATCTTTTTTCTTGACATTTGCGCCCGGGCGGCGACTTTGGCACGATCCTTGCTTCAGGAGGAGAAATGCTCGGAACAGATGCGGCCAATGACGCCCCCTACTATATGGCTAAACTGCGCCGAAACTTGGCATGATATTTGCATCTTCCATATCAAATCAGAAATTGATATGACCCCTATGGGGGGTATATAAAAACCGCCCTGTTTATAGCAACAAATTCTAAGAAACTTCTTGACTTATCAGATTATTTCAATTATACTATGTCTAAGAAATGAGGATATGTATATGTACGAATCAATTGTAATCACTTCAATCGTTGTCTCCGCTGTGATTGGCCTAATCCCGACTTGGGGATTGTGGAAAATTCACTAAATAAACGCTTGACTTTTACGATTACATCGTTTATACTTATCTCAACAAATTAGGAAATAGATCAATGTTCGAATATCAAATCAAAGCTCGCGAAACCTACGGTTCTCCCGTACTGGAATGGGTTGTTCAGGCTGACAATGCCATAGGTGCTATCTGGTGCCTGAAAGGCTACTGGAACACCCGTCGTAGGGGCTATGCCCTTAACTACATCGTATCTGTAAAGAGGCTTTACAAATGAGCGAATATAAAGTTACCTTCAACGTTGGTCGTTCGTATTCTATCTGCTACCACGTCGTAGAGGCTACTCGCGCTCTGGCAATCCAGACTGCTCGCAGCTGGGCCGTCCAGGAAACTGGTACGCATAATCTGCAACTAAAAAAGGTTGTAGGCCCTAGCAAATAACATGCCAACTTGTGGGCCCCGGCGCAAAATTTGCGCCCTGTCAACCGTAAATATTCACACTTTTTTCGCTTGCTTTTTTCGGGAAGATCGCTTATACTATATCCATAATAAAGGTTAGGGTTAAGAGCCACTGAATACCAAACGGTAACTGGAACCTGCCAAAAATTACCACTTTTGAGGGTTGACTTTTTAAGATTTCGTGGTATAATATAGGCATAATAAAGGTTAGGGTTAAGAGCCACTGAATACCGAAAGGTAACTGGAACCTGCCAAAAATTACCACTTTTGAGGGTTGACTTTTTAAGAATCTGTGTTATAATATGTAACATAGAATGAGAAAACAAGATATGACGTAGTTGACATAGACACTTCCCGCCAGCGAATCACGTAGGGGATTCAACGGCAAAACTGAGAAGGGGGTTCCGATCTTCTCAGGATTCAAGGGAAGCAATAGCTGAGAGGAAACTTAACCCGTAGGTCGCTGGCAATCTACGAGGGGATAGCCGGAAAGGCCAGCAACTCTCCCGCCGATGAGGGACATAAGTAAGATCGGCAGATTTTAAAAGCTGGCCCCTACACTGGCCGAAAAAATCGCTTGACTTTTGGTTGGTTTTTGTTTTATAATTTCTTTTTACTCGGAGAATCGAAATGGCTAAGGAAAAGGTAAAAAATTATTCAGACGCTGATATTGCTGTTCTGAAGTCAGGTTATACCGGCCTGGATAACAAAGCGGAAGTCGCTAAATTGGCGGCTGAACTCGGCAAAACGCCGCAATCTGTACGTGCCAAACTTTCCAATATGGGCGTGTACGTTAAAGAAGAAAAAGAATCGGCAAAAGCCGATCGCACGAATAAGACCGCTATTGCCGAATCTATCGGTGCGGCTGTAGGTCTTAAGGAACATGAAATTGAAGGGCTCGCAAAAGCTACCAAATCCGCGCTGGAAAAGGTGCTTGCAGCTCTCACGAACGAATGAGGCTAAAAATGAACTTGGATCTCGTTATTGACGAAATTTGCGCTCTCGCGGGAATCTCCCGCGAGGAGCTTACTTCTTGGGAGCTGGGAGAAATCCGAAAGCGGCATGAGCTGGGAGATTCCATACTGGCAATTAAAGACCGCCTGTTTTCCTGCGGCGAGGAGCCGTACGACGGATTTTTGACCGACGCAGAAGCGGATGCCGACGTGCTGTCCTCTGCGGGATGGGGGACCGACGAAGATTACGGATACTTCGGGGGAGAGGATTGGTAAGCAAATAGCGTGCCAATCCGGCGGCCGGGGCCGATTTTTTGGCCCACGTCAACCGTAAATATTTACACTTTTTTCGCTTGCAAAACTTGTAGACTTTGCTATAATACTAACTATGAAAAATCCTGTTGCAAAAAACTGTCGGAAATTCAACAAGGCTGCGGTTCAGCGTGACCGTAAGCGTGCCCAAAAATTGGGCTATCGTAAGCATAGGAAAGACTACAAATGAATCGTATTATTCTCATCATTCTGAGCATTGTCATTTTTGGTATTATTGCCGAAAACATCGCTTGCAAACAAATGGAAAAGGCTGTAGAATTACAGCATGAAAGGTTGGAAAAGATAGACGAGATTGCAAAATGATTAAGCGTGTTCACATTTACGACATGGATGGCACTATCGTATGCTCCCTGCATCGGTATAAAACCCGTGAAACCGAAAACGGTGAACGAATAGACTTGCAACATTGGCTAGACAATGAGCCAAAAGCATTCTACGATGATCTGCTCCCGCTCGCAGAACAATATAAGCGTGATCTAGCAGATCCGGAAACTATGGTCGTGATTGCGACTGCTCGCGTAATTAACAATCCTGACCGATGGTTTATTAGAAATCGACTCGGTGAGCCTGATTACCTGATTAGTCGAGAAGGCCGAAAAGACAAGCGGTCTGGTTCTCTGCTGAAAATCATGGGAATCAAAGCCCTTCTCTCAACTTTCACCATAAAGCCAGAATTGCATTTCTGGGAAGATAATATAGAATATCTGGAAAAGGTATGTCATGCGGTCGGCGCTGTTCCGCACTATGTACCATCTAAGCAAGGGCACTAAAATGGATAAAAAATATGGCGCTAGAAGAACTCCGCAAGATTTTAACAACTCTTTTAATGGGCTGTTAACTTGGGCTAAACTTTCCGACGTCGATACTACCAACGAAAATAATATGGCATTTATTAGGGCTGTTGCGGAAGTGATCGCAGAGGATCAGGCTACCATTCGCCACCTATACAATATAATCCATAAGAAGGATTTTAGCTAGCAACTATCGTGCCAACTTGGGGGCCCCGGCGCGCGGAGCGCGCAAATGTCAAGGGTAAAATTCACGTTTTTCTGGGTTGACTTTGGCGCTCACTTTGCTATAATTATCAAACCATTAATTGATATGAGGCATTGATGCTGTACTTAACTCTCGACACTGAAACCGCTGACTTGAACGGCGATGTATATGACTTCGCGTATGCTATACACACTCGCTCAGGTGAAATTGTCGCGCAATATAACGCTCTCGTTCGAGAGGTATTCACTAACCCTAAGCAAATGATGGGGGCGTTTTATGCTGCCAAAACTTTTACCCACTATGCCCCTATGCTTGACTCTAACCAGATCAAAATGCAATCATGGGCCGATATTGTAGCACAATTTCAGACCGATATGCTAGAGCACAACCCGAAAGTTATAACGGCGTATAATCTAGGTTTCGATCTGCGCGCACTCCGCCGAACTAATAAAAAACTCGGAGACGGCCCGATGGTTCCCCACTCCGTAAAATTGATTGACATTTGGCAATTTGCTTGCGAGGTAATGCTAAACAAAAAGACCTATAAAAAAATTGCACGCGAAAACGGGTGGGTCACTCGGGTCGGCAATATTCGCACTTCTGCCGAAATGGCATATAGATTTTGCGCTGGTGACTTTGGTTTTAAGGAAGATCATACTGCGCTTTCCGACGTTCAAATTGAGGTAAAAATACTGAAAAAATGCCTTGAAAAACGTAAGCGGATTCCTTATAATGTATACGATATGGCCCCTTGGAAAATTGTAAACGAGGTTAATTGAAATGGTTTGGTATTGTGACGGCTCTCGCGCTGAAACCCTCGCAGATATGAAACTGCGCGGATCGTTTACCGGATGGGCGATTGATGACCTAGATATTTATTGGCATCGTAAAACGTATACGTTTTACCTTGCCGATGGCGACACGGTTGCCGCATATCTTTGGCTTCGCAAACTGGCCCCAAAGGTTTACACTGTTCGCATGGTGGAATCGGATCGCCGCTATAAAAACATCATTGTTCCGCTGTATGTTTGGATCGTTAACCATAAAGGCTGGACTATCAAAGCCGGTGACGTTGACAACATTCAAACTGTTGGCGGTCGTTATCTCTGGAATGAACTCGCAAAGCATCCCGAAATAAATATGCTTGCCTGCAGAAATGCTCTGGCTGGTATGTTTGTTGAATGCTTTCCCGGTAATCGTGAACCCGTCGCGTATGAATTTGATCTCTACGAAACGGACGCGGAAATATACATAACTGCATAGGTGAAACATGGGGACTGTAATTAATTTTCCGATCGTAAAAGAAAAAGATGAATTGACGGGCTATACTCATTTTCGCGATACTCGGAAGAAATTATTTCGCATAACATACTTGCCAGCATTTCGCTCGCGCTCTCGCCGTTACGGCGTGGTCGAGGCATTTAATCGCGAAGATGCGATGAGAAAATGGATAAAGGAATATCCGAGAAAATATCTCGTTATCGAAATTCGCAACTTAGACAAGCAATGATCGTGCCAATTTTGGGGCCCCGGCCCGAT